GTGAGTGAAGGAGAACCATCTTGGCGAACTTCGCCACACTCGATGAGCTGAAGGCTCGCCTCGACTGGACGCTCGACGCTGACGAGGAGCGCATCGCGACCTCAGCCCTGGAGGACGCCTCCGACCTCGCGGTCTACTACGTAGGCCGTGACTGGCCGGACGCAGCCTCCGCCCCTCGCCTCGTACGGACCCTGGTCCTGAAGGCGTGCAAGCGGTTCATGGACAACCCCCAGGGCTACACCCAGTCCCGAGCGGGAGACGAGACCCTGGGCTGGAACGACAGCCAGGGCGAGAACGCAGGCACGGTCTACTTCACCGCTGACGAGCAGAAGCTCCTCGCGGAGATCGGCGGCAAGCGGCCCGGCCTCGTGTCGGTCGGCGTGAGCGCCTGGGGCTCCGACATCCGGCGCTACCGGCACCGTGCCAGCTACGTCCCCACCGACCAGTCCCCCTTCCCGCTGTACCGGGATGAGGAGGAACCCTGGTGAGCTCGATGCAGCGTAGGCGGGGAGTTCCGGCGACGATCTGGAAGAGCCGCTACCACACCGACAACCGCGGCAACGAGATCCTCGTCGCCGACGCGGACGGCCCACACCAGGTCCGGTGCGCACTGATCCCGCAGCGTTCGGCCCGAGCAGAGGTTCCCGGTCAGCAGCAGATCAACATCACCCGCATGATCGTGGACGCCAACCTCGAAGGGGTTGAGCTCTGGTCGCGGGTCGAGATGCTCGGCAAGGTCTGGGACATCGTGACCCCGCCGGCCTACCACCACGGCGAGCGCAGGACTCGGCACTGGTCGATCGACGTCCGCGAGAGGCCGAGCTGATGGCCTACATCTACAAGGGCCTCAACGGCAAGAACATGGCGGAGATCATCGCCTCCCTCCCCGAGGTGCAGGCGGAAGTCGACCAGCGCGCGTTCGAGATCGGGGTCAGGGCTGAAGAGCTCCTGATCCAGCACAAGGTCGAGGGCGTCGCTCAGATCGAGATCGCCAAGGGTGACATCGACGCCTACGTCGTTCTCGCCGACGCCAACGGAACCAACGCCAAGACCAACTCGAACTCGGCCCTGTCGATCGAGTTCGGCCGCAACGCCTACGACGTGGAAGTGGTCGACGACCAAGGAAAGGTCATCGACGAGTACACGGTCGGCGCGATGCAGGGCCTGCACATCCTCGAAGAGGCTTCGCACCTCCCGAAGAAGCAAGGTCCGAAGACCAGCCCCAAGAAGCGCAAGGTCAAGATCAAGGCGCGCAAGAAGCGCGGAGGAGGTAGAGGCTGATGGCCGGTCTCCCTCCGGAGATCAAGGCGCTCGCCGAGCTCTCCCCGGTCGAAGACCTGATGCTCGCGATCCTGCGCGACGGACTGCCTGGCATCCAGGTCAAGTCCCTGATCGCCAAGGATCAGACGTTCCCCCTCGTACTCGTTCGCCGTGACCCGTCCTTCGGGAACTGGCAGGGCGACACCCGATTCCTCGACGCAGCCCGCGTCGCGGTGCACGTCTTCTGTCAAGACCCCGATGGCGACGAAGACGCCGCGATCCTCTCCGAGGCCGTGCGCGTGGTCATCCGCGACGCCTGGCTCTCACAGAAGGTCGTGCCCTCGCGCGGCCACATCACTCGGGTCGACCTCGCGTCCGCTCCTCGTCGGGTTACCGACTGGGCGACGTCGACCGGCCCGGTCCAGTACGCGGACCTTCCCACTGGTGTCTGGCGCTACGAAGCGACCTACGACATCGAGATCCGCAAGCCGCGCAACCGCCCGTACCCCATCCCGTAAGGAGAACTCTTCGTGGCACTGAACGACAACGCCACCCTCGTCATCGGCTCCGGCAACTACCTGACGGCGCCGGTCGGAACCGACCTCCCCGAAGACCTGCTCGTCCCGACCTCCCCCTGGTCGAGCGTGGGTCACACCTCGCTGGAGGACATCCTCTCGATCGCCTCCGAGGGCGGCGAGGCCACCACCATCGGCACGCTCCAGAACAAGAGCCTGCGCACCAAGTACTCGGCCCGTACCGAGACGATGACCTTCACCCTCCAGCAGTTCGACGTCCCCGGCCTGAAGCTGTACTACGGCTCCAACGCCCCGGTCCTGCCGAACGGCACTGTCGGTGTTCCGACCGAGCCGACCCCCACGGTCTCCGCGTTCCTCGCGGTGTTCGTGGACGGCGAGAACCACTTCGCGTTCTACGCCCCCAAGGCCGAGATCTACCGCGCTGACGACGTGTCCTTCGGTGACACCGAGTCGCTGGCCGGCCTGCCGATCGGCGTGAAGCCGATGGCCTTCGGCTCGAACACCTACACCTACGCGATCACGCCGCTTGGTGCAAGTGTCGCAACCGGTGCGACCGCTGGTACGCCTGGCTCCTTCACCCCGGAGGGCTCGACCGTTCCGGCCAACCTGGCTGCGCTGGCTTCCGTCATCGCTACGCCGACCTCGGCCTGGACCACGGGCCAGAACGTCGTCCTCGGCGACGCCTCCACGGCGAGCTGGGATGGCGACTCCTGGGTCTCCGGCCCGGCTGCCTGATCAGGGCTCATCTGATCTCCCCCGGTGTGCAAGTGGTGCGGACCTCCTCGCACACCGGGGGCCCTTCGGGGCTCTTCTCACGACGGTCCGCGCTCTCCTCTCCCCTACTTCTTGGAGGTCCGCAACCCCATGGCCAACTTCTCCCTCGACTCCATCCGTGCCGCCGCTGAAGCGAAGTACGGGTCCACTGACATCGAGCTCGGCGACGGCTTCGTCGTCCGACTGCTCAACCCCCTGCGCCTCCCGAAGGAGAAGCGCGCCGAGCTCCTGAAGATCCAGGAGAAGCTGGACGGCGACGACGTCGACCAGGAGCAGGTGCTCGCTGACGCGATCCGCCTGGTCGCCGACAACGAGAAGGCGGCCGAGAAGCTGCTCTCGGAGATCGGCTCCGACCTCGCGGTCCTGGCGCAGATCTTCGCGACGTACAGCGAGGGCACCCAGGTGGGGGAAGCCTCGGCCTCGGAGAGCTGATCGACAAGTACGGCGAAGGGCTCTACCCCGACCTGCTCTTCCACTACGGAGTGGATCTCACTGAGGTGATCGCAGGTCGGGGGCCCGCGCCGGCCCTTGTCCTCGCTCTTGTCCAGAGGCTTCCTGACACGTCCCTCACCATCGCCCTCGCGTCGGGCGGCAGGGACCACTTCGGCTGGGGGCTTGACCGCCACATGCAGGCCGACATCTTCGACGCGATCAACCAGAACACCAGAGCCACCGGCCAGTGGGGCAAGGGCAAGGCGCCCAAGATCCCGCTCTGGCCACGCCCCAAGCCCCAGAAGAAGACCGACGGCGGCACGGGCAAGAAGGGTCGCCGCGTCTCCGTGGCCGACCTCTACAACAAGTTCAACGCCAAGCGGAGGTAAGCGATGCCCCAGGGTCAGGTCATCGGACGCGTCAGTGTCCGCGTCCTGCCGGACACCAGTGAGTTCCGACGCAAGGCTGAGAATCAGCTCGCCAAGGACGAGAAGAAGCTCAAGGTCGAAGTCCAGGTCATGCCGAACATGGCCGGGTTCGAGCGTCAGCTCCTCACCGAGATCTCCAAGATCAGCCAGCGCAACCGCCAGTCGGACGCTCGCAAGGTGAAGATCTACACCCGCATCGACACGAGCACGATGAACGGCGAGCTGGCCAAGGCGATCCGCGCGTACTCCAACCGCGCCAAGAGCGGCGACAAGGTCAAGCTCCAGTCCGAGCTCGACGCGGGTGCAGTCGACCTGAAGATCTCGGACGAGTCGCTCCGCAAGATGACGGACGATCTCAACGACTGGCGCGACCACAACTCGCCGCTCAAGATCAAGATCGAGCCGGACATGAGCGCCCTCGGTGGCGCTGCTACCTCCGCCCGCCTCGCGGTCCTGACCCGGCCGCGCACGGTGTCGATCGTCCCCGAGCTGAACAACGCGGCTGTCGCCAAGGTAGCTACCGCGCTCGCTGCCCTGTCCGGCATCCGCGTGCTGAACAACCTCTTCGAGAAGTTCGGCGACATCCTGAAGAACCTCGACAAGAGCGTCCCGATCATCGGTTCGCTTGCGTCCGCCGTGGCCGGCCTGGCTTCGGCTGGCCTTGCCGGTGCGAGCAACCTCTTCGCGTTGTCGGCTTCGCTGGCCCAGATCGGACCAACTGTCGCCCTGCTTCCCGGACTTCTGGGTGGCTTCGCGGTCGGACTCGGCGTCACCATCGCCGCGTTCAAGGACTTCAACAAGGTCATCCCCGAGGTCAAGCAGACCCTCTCGGATCTCCAGAACGTGATCAGCGCGAACTTCTGGGAGAAGGCCAAGGCTCCGATCAAGGAGATGGTCGACTCCCTGCTCCCCGCGTTCCGTAAGGGCGTGGCGGACACGGCCACCGAACTCGGCGGCTTCTTCGGCTCCTTCGCCAAGAACCTCGGCTCCTCCCTCTCCCCCGCGCTGGGGCAGATGTTCACCGACCTGTCGTCGTCCATCACCATCGCGACCGGTGGAACCAAGGCGTTCGCCGACATCATCGCGACGCTGGGCAAGGTCGGTACCTCTTACCTGCCGCAGCTCGCGCAGTGGTTCGTCGACATCTCCAAGCAGTTCGCCGACTTCCTGAAGGCCAAGGGCGAGAACGGGATCAAGGCCGAGATCGACCAGGGCATCCAGGCCCTGAAGGATCTGGGCGGCGTCCTCTACAACGTCTACGGCATCCTGTCTGGTGTCGCCCGTGCGGCGACCGAGGCGGGCGGTACGTCCCTCGGGACGCTGAACGACGCACTGGCCAGCATCCACAAGACGGTCGACTCCAAGGGCTTCCAGTCCGGCCTGACCGACGTCTTCAAGGCTGCGCACGAGGCGATGAACAACATCGCCACGACGTCCGGGCCGGCAGTCAAGAACCTGTTCATCGAGCTCGGCTCCCTGCTTACGACGGTCCTCCCGAAGGCCGGCGAGATCATCGGTACGGCGCTCGACGCGGTGGCTTCGGCCCTCGCTCAGCCCGCTGTCACCGAGGGCATCTCGGCCATGTTCGACGGACTGCTCGGTGCAGTGCAGGCCCTCGCTCCCGCGATGGCTCCGCTCGGCCAGGCGCTCGGCGCGATCATGCAGGTCGTTGCCGCGATGCTCCCGGTCTTCGGTCAGCTCGTCTCGGCTGCGATCATCCCGCTCGCGAGCGCCTTCTCGACGCTCGCTCCGCAGCTCATCCCGATCGTCGAACTCCTCGGCGGCGCGCTGACGCAGGCGTTCCAGGCGCTGGCTCCGATCATCGAGCAGATGGTGCCGATCGTCGGCGACCTGCTCGGTACGGCGTTCCAGTTCCTCGGTACGCTCCTGCCTCCGATCGCTGCGATCTTCGGTCAGATCCTCGCCGCGGTGATGCCTCTGGCGTCCGCCCTGATCGATGCACTCGCCCCGATCCTGCCTGTGCTGTCTGCGGCACTGACCACGATCTTCACGGCCCTCCAGCCGGTGATCGCTGTCGCGCTCCAGATCATCACGGCAGTCATCCAGCCTCTGCTTCCGATGCTGTCCGAGGTCATCCAGTCCGTACTGCCTCCGCTGGCCGACGCGATCTCTCGCGTGGTCGAGGCGCTCCAGCCGTTCCTTCAGGCACTGCTCGCGGTCGTCAACTTCCTGATGCCGATCCTCGTGCCGGTGCTCCAGTTCATCATCGAGATCCTGGCCGGCGCCCTCGTCGCCGCGATCAACGGTGTGGGCCTGGTCCTCGAAGGACTGAAGGAGTTCTTCGTCGGAGTCTTCGACTACATCGTCGGCTTCTTCAAGATCTGGTGGGGTCTGTTCGAGGGCATCTTCACCGGCAACTGGGACACCTTCAAGGACGGCTTCAAGCAGCTCTGGGAAGGCATCAAGGGGATGCTGAAGGGCGTCTGGGACACGATCCTCGGCGCACTGGAAGTGTTCCTGAACGTCGGCATCCTCGGCGCTGCGGGTAAGGGCCTCAAGGCCATCGGCGCCCTGTTCAAGTCCGCCTGGAAGGCGATCGGTGAGGTCTTCACCGGAGCCTTCGCTGCGATCCGCGGCTACATCGGAGTGTTCTTCACGGGCGCTCGCGGTCTGGTCACTGACGGACTCGCGGCCATCGGCCGGTTCTTCTCCTCCGCCTGGTCCTCGATCAAGACGGCGGCGGTCACCGGCCTGGGCAAGCTCGTCTCCGCCGTGGGCGAGTGGATCGGCAAGGCCGTCACCAAGGTCAAGGAGCTGCCCGGCAAGGCGAAGTCCGCACTGGGCTCGCTCGGTTCGACGCTGCTCTCTGCCGGTAAGGAGCTCATCAAGGGCTTCATCTCCGGCATCACGTCGATGTTCAGCTCGGTCAAGTCCAAGCTCGGCAGCCTGACCGACAAGCTGACCGACTGGAAGGGTCCGCTCCCCAAGGACAAGGTCCTTCTCTACAACGCCGGTGTTGTGATCATCAAGGGTCTGATCAAGGGCCTTGAGTCGCAGTTCGACAACGTGAAGAAGAGCCTGACGGATCTGACCGGTCTGATCGGCAAGGCCAAGCTGAGCAAGTCGGTGACGGCCAAGGTCAAGGCCGACCAGGCGCAGCTCAACAAGCTGCTCTCCTCGTACGACTCGCTGAAGAAGAAGGTCGACGACGCCAAGAAGTCCCTCGCGGACCTGAAGGCGGCGAAGGCCGACTACGCGGCGAACATCGCGCAGAAGATCATCGACGACGCCAACGTCACGAACATGGAAGGCGGCTTCACCGGGATCATCGAGCAGCTCACGCAGGCTCGGGATCAGGCGAAGCACTTCGCTGACGTGCTGGCCAAGCTGAAGAAGCTGGGCCTGAACTCGGAGATGTTCGATCAGCTCGCGCAGGCCGGCCCCCAGGCTGGCATGGATGCGGCTGAGGCGATCCTCGGTGCGGGCAAGGCTGGCGTCGACCAGGTCAACAAGCTGGAGAAGGAGATCGCCAGCGCGGCCGGGAAGGTCGGAGCGACCGCAAGCCAGGTGATGTACGACAACGGCATCCACATGGCTGAGGGTCTGGTCAAGGGTCTGGAATCGCAGGCCGACAAGATCGAGAAGCAGATGCTGAAGATCGCTGACTCGATGGTCAAGGCCATCAAGAAGGCGCTCGGCATCCACTCGCCCTCGCGGGTGCTGGCGAAGATCGGCGCCTACGTCGGTCAGGGGTTCCGGAAGGGCTTGCTCAGCGAGCAGTCCGGGATCATGCGGGCCGTCGAAGACAGCCTGTTGATCGGGACGACCTCCAACTCCACGGCACGGAACATCGCTTCGGCGGTGGGAAGCGCCCTGGGCAACGGCTCCTCGACCGGGGGCAGCTCGAAGACTCTCAACTACTACGCGGCACCCGGCTCCTCGCTCAGCTCCGAGGAAGATCTGTTCGCCGCCGCCAACCGAGCCAGGATGGGATGGTGAAGTAAGTGCCAAAGCTCCTGCTTGTGAGCGGTGCGGACACGATCGACCTCAACGAGATCGACGAGCAGGGGGTGGGGTTCCAGGCCAAGTCCGGTGTGACTGGCCTGGGCCTGCCCCCGGTCTCGGTCCAGTGGCTGGAAGGCGCCGGAGACGGCGCCGTCTTCCGCAGGACCCGCGTACAGACCAGAGACATCGACGTCCCCATCGAGATCCTGGCGCTCGACCGAGCAGACCTTCAGGACAAGCTCTCCCGGCTGGCACTCGTGCTGGCCGGGGGGTGCTCCCTGATCCTCGACGAGGGCAACGGGGTCAAGTGGTCGACCGAGGTTCACCGCGTCGGAGGTGGCGAGTACACCTACGGCGAGGACACAGTCGGCGCGAACGAGTTCCAGACGGTCCTCACCCTGCGGGCCGGCGACCCGTACTTCACCAGCTCTCAGCAGCAGGTGCGTACGATCTCCGGCGCCACAGGGGCGAGCCCGTTCCTCGCCAACCTCGTCACGATGAAGGTTGCCCCTTCGCAGGCGATCGGTTCCATCGACCTCTTCAACTCGGGTGACGCTTCGGCGTACCCGGTCTGGGAGGTCCGTGGTCCGGGTGACCACTTCACTGCGACGTCACCCAACGGCGAGACGCTGAAGTGGAACGGCACTCTCAGTGCCTCACAGAAGCTCATCGTCGACACCCGCAAGGGGACGGTGGTGGACGAGACCGGCGCCAACCGGTACGACCTGTTGGACACTGCCCCACGCTTCTGGACCGTCCAGCCGGGCGAGTCCACCGCGACCGCCTCTCTGTTGAACACCACCAGCGCCTCGCAGATCACCTGCTCCTGGTACCCCCGGAAGTGGATGGTGATCTGAGTGCGCCTGGAAGACATCACCGTTGAGGTGCGTGACAAGAACCTGGTTCGAAGGGGCATCATCCGCCCCGAGGAGCTGGACCTCGAACTCACGGACAACTTCAACAACCTCGGCTCATGGTCGCTGACCCTGGCGTCGGAGCATCCGCTGTGTGACACGCTGCGGACGCCCGGCTCCGGGGTCATCATCACCGGGCCAGACGACGTCTTGCTGTCCGGGCCGATGGTGAAGTCGGAGTTCTCTTCGACCCCCACCGACCCGGACGGGACGGTCTCCTTCGAAGGCGTGTCAGACACTGTCTGTCTTGCAGATTCCCTGGCCTTCCCACAGCCGTCCAACGCTGACGGCGCCAGTCAGACAGAGGCGCATGACGTCCGCTCCGGCAAGGTCGAGACTGTCATGCACGCGTATGTCAACGCCAACATCGGTCCGTCAGCTCCGGCCGCTCGTCGCAAGACGGGGCTCATCATGGGCACGGACGGAGCGCGCGGACCGATCATCAACCAGTCCGCGCGCTTCCCGGTGTTGGGCAACCTGCTCACCGAGATCGCCCTGCTGGGCCAGCTCGGTTTCCGTGTCGTGCAGCGTGGGGCGAACCTGGTCTTCGAGACCTACGCCATCACCGACCGCACGGCGTTCGTCCGGCTCGACGTCCGCAACGGGACGCTCTCCGGGCAGAAGGTCGGCATCTCCCCGCCCGGCGTCACACGCGCCATCGTGGCGGGGCAAGGCGACCTCACGGAGCGCCAGTTCCTCCAGGTCGACAACGCCGAGTCCATCGCCGCGGAGGCCGACTGGGGCCGGCGCATCGAGCAGTTCATCGACCAGCGCAACACCGACGACTGGACCGAGCTCCAGCAGGCCGGCGACGAGGCGCTGACCGACGCGGGCTTCACCGCGATCAACGTCCAGGTCGTACCGATGGAGGACAGCCAGGCCCGCTTCGGCAAGGAGTGGGGGCTGGGCGACAGCCTCGTCGTCATCGTCGATGACCAGGAGCTGAAGTCCACCGTCACCGGCTACGTCCTGAAGGCCAACCGCGACGGCTTCCAGCTCGGCGCCCTGCTCGGTGACGCCACCGGCTTCGACGCATCCGCTGCGCTGAACAAGCGCGTGACCAACACCGAGACCCGCCTGTCCAACCTGGAGGCCAACTCCACGGGAGGCGGCTCCTCTCCGTCCGATCAGATCATGCAAATCATGGGGGTGTGGTAAGCGATGGCGAACACGCCGAAGCGCCTGTCCAGAGGGAACACTTCGACGACGCTGACGACCGTCTACACGGTGCCGTCGAGCACGACGACGATCGTGACGAACATCGTGGTGGCCAACTCGGGCACCAGCGCGGCGACGATCCTGATCCAGCTCAACGGGCTGGCGATCATCCCGAACACCTCACTCCCCGGTAACGGCATCTTCACCCTCGACATCTCTCAGGTGATGGACGCGGGCGACACGGTCAAGGTCCAGGGCAACACGACGACCTGCCAGTACTTCATCAGCGGAGTGGAGGTGACGGCCTGATGGGCTTCTCCGTAATCCCGGAGCCCGCCATCTCCGGCTTCACGGGCCCGCAGGGTCCGGCTGGCACGATCCCGTCCGACCCGGTCTTCACTGGCTCGATGGCGGTGAACGACACCTCCGGCGACCCGAACATCGACATCAAGAAGAACGGGTCGATGCGGTGGAAGATCCGCTCGGCAGGTACGGAGTCCGGCTCGAACAACGGCTCCGACCTGTGGG